GCTCAGGGCAAGAAGTCCTGATGTTAATCTGGAAGATCCTCAAGTAATTAAGATGGTTCTTCGGGATCTTGTAGCTCAAGACATTTCTCCTCAGTTAAAGGACACTTTGTATGCTGGAAACCCAAACCCCGAACAAGTAAGCACTTTGTATAATACATTGAGCCAAAAGGGAGCAAGGCGTGGAGTAGACCAACAGGTCGTTTTAAACAACCTTGCTATAATTTGGAAAAGCTTAAGTGATGCTGAAAGAGCAAACTGGGAAGGTAAAGCCATAGAGGGATCTAACGCATTCTTAACTTGGTCAATTGATAGATTGAATAAACAAACATAGAGGACAACAACATGGTTGATAATGTATTACAAGGGATTCTTCAAGAAGCCCAACAAGTACAAGCTAGCCAAGACCTCTCTATTAAAAAAGCGCCAATCGAGGAACCCTTAGTGGTTTCCGATTGGTTAGATGCAGATACTGTTGTGGCCTCCGATGGGGGCCCCAATGTACGTCTTCAAGGGTTTGATGCACCTGAGGTAGCTAAGTGGGTACAAGATAGATCTGGAGAATGGGTAGAGAAAACTGGAACCGCAGGAGGTTTAGCAGCCTTAGGGGCTGTTAAGGATTTTGCAACTAAGCATGGCTATACAGAAATTAAAGATACTGGTATTGATGCAGCATTTGGGCGCAGGACAGGACGTCTTGTCAATCACAAAGGTGAAGACTTCATCACAAAGCTACTGACGTCTGGTGTGTTTGAACCTGTCGAGGGGGTGACGAAGGAAGACCTTACAGCTATTGCAGTATCTAAGTGGATGGGGGACACTGTTCCTAGAGGTGAAGATCAAGTTTTGTTTGATGAGCTAGCCGCTCAAGTTAATGCAGCACGAGAAGCTGAGGGTTACGATGCAACTAAGTTTAAAGAACTAGCACTCAACGAACAACAGTACGCTGCTAACCCAAGCAAGTACTTAACGGATACAGTTATGTTCCGGCACAAGGATAGGAACTTAAAGAACCAAGCGTACAATCCTTTCTCTAGTTCCGTAGGGGCTGCGATGGTTGGTTTTGCTGAGGCTTCATACGGTGTTGCTGAAATGCTTGGAGACACTTTAGGTCTTGATTCTGTTAAGGAGTTTGGTGAAAACGGAGTCTACCGCAAAGGTACCGAGATGGCTAACCGTGCTCAAGTTCTTTTGGACTATCAGGATGTAGATAGCGCTGGAGATGCTTGGGAGTTTGTAAGTAATAACGCAGGTATGTCATTACCGTACATGGCTATGTCAACAGCTTCCTTGGTAGCAGCCCCGTATACAGGTGGTCTTTCTTTACTGGTTCCTGCAAGCGTGTATGCTGGGTCTATCTGGAACGAACAAGCAGATAATGCTAAGAACTGGGCACTTGCTGTTGGTGGTGGTGCAATCCAAGGTGCTTTAGATTTGTTTGGTGTTACTAAACTTATTGGTGGTTTTGGTAAGCTTGATACCCCACAGAAAATGCTTAACGCTGCTGCTGAGCAATTAGCAATTAAGAAAGCTAAAGAGCTTGGGATTGAAGTCACTGAAGGAATGACTCAGGCTGCACTGAAAGATGTTATTCAAATGTCTAAGTCACAGCTTGCAGGTATCTCCACAGACGCTTCACGTATTCTTAAAGATCAACTAAGAAGTCGTGATGCCATTAAAGATATCTTAAAGAGTGGTGCTGCTGGTACTGTAACTGAGGGCGCTACTGAAGCGGTTCAGGAACTGATTGGTTATACTGCGGCTCACATTGAGGATTCTTCATTTGACTTTAATGAGGCGTTAAACCGTATGACCCAAGCTGCTGTGGCTGGTGCTGCCCTTGGTGGTTCTTTAGGGACAGCCAGTGGTGTGACCAACCAAGCCCAGTGGGAGGCAGCTATTTGGGGAGGTACTGAAGCAGACGGTAGTGGTTTGTCCGACTCTGGTAAGTGGGCCGAAGAAGAAAGGAGAACTAACAATGGGTTCATACCTACAATAGATGAGAACCTAGAGGAAGCTCGAAGGGCAGCTGCTGTATCTCCTGATAAGAATATCTTTAATGAGCTTGCTGAGAAAGAAGAGCCTAAAGGCGAACGTACAAAGGCGGACACCGTGTTTGATGTGGCTGTCTCAAGCACTCGCTTCTGGCGTGGATCTACTCGTTTCATATTCTTAGATCGGTTGAAAAATATCTCTCCATCTATTCGTAAGTTAGCTGCATCGTTTGGTGGTGGTCTTCAAACAACATACAGTGGTAATGATTTTGAATCTTTTAAACACTTGTTAGTTGCAAAGTGGGAGAACGCCTACACAAAACCAACAGAGTTTTATTCAACCATTAATGGGGGTATCAGACCTAGCCGTAAGAAAAGGGAACTCTTAAGCCGTCAGTTCTACAATATCTGGCGGGACGCTGTTAACGACAAGGGTGTTCTCGATACATCTAAGATACCAGAGATGCCCAACAGGGAACTCTATATTAAGGAGATTGAAAGACTACAACGATTGTCTGATAGTATGTTGAAGGAACAACAAAAGTATGGTGATGTTGGTGAGATTAGTAACTACTTCTCTAAGTTTAAATCACTTAACAAGAACGCTGTTGCCGGTGACAGGGCTGGTTTTATAACCGCCTTAATGTCAGAGTATGGTGAGTCCCACGGGATGACTGAAGCAATGGCTAATGATATTGCAACTAACATTATTGAGAACCCTAACAAGAATGACATCGATGGTTTATTACCTGATGATAAGGCATTCTCGGTAACAGACGGTACCCCAATACCCGGCTCACATAGGGCAAGGACCTTGGGGCTCTCTGAGAATCCTGCATTTGATAAGTTCTTAGAGCAGGACATCTTCACAAATGTCAACTACGCTATTAAGTCTGCTGCACGTTTTGTTGCATATCAAAAGTATGTAGGTATTAACGGTAGTGTTATCGCAGCACAGCTAGAGAAGGCAAGGGCGGAGGGCGTATCTGAAGCTGATCTTATTAGGATCGCTAAGAAGATGAAGGATTACCTTGATGCTGAGTCAGGTAACTACAAGAGGGCAACCACAGACGCTGGTAAGTTGGCACAGAAGATCCAAAAGAACTTCTTAACCTTTACGATTCTTGGAGCCTTGAGTACAGCAACTGTTAGTTCTACCGTAGAGCTTATGCTTTTGTTTAAAGGATTAACTAACCAACAGATATTCGGTAAGGGTGGTTTGAAGGCAGCCGGTGTTGAACTTGGGACTATGTTCTATAATGGTGGTAAGGAGATATTCTCCACAATCACTAGGGTAGAGCTAGCCAAAACTGAAACTAACGGTCAGCGTATTATCCAAGAGCTTGGTTACAACGAGCAAGAAGCTGGAGCTGCATCTAAAACAGGTGTGACTGAAACCAATGCATTGAAACAAAACCTAATCTCTCAGTTCTTTAAGTGGAACGGTTTGCAAGGTTGGACCCAAATGACAAGGGCAGTCCGTGCATCTATTGCTTGGGACTATATGCTGAACCACGCAGAGACAATCTACCTGTGGGATAGCAGCACTCCCAAGACTAAAGCTGTTGAGGAAGCTGAGGAGCACTTACGCAACCTGCACATTAATGTTGAGTTGTTTACAGAGCTAGCTAAGAAACAAGCGTTTAACTATCCCTTGACAGAAGTAGAGGCAGAGCAGCTGAGAAATGAAATAACTAATGGTACCTTTGCATTTATCAATGATGCCATCATGATGCCAACAACTGCTAACCGACCTATGATCTATCATGATCCTCGGTTTGCAATGTTCACTCAGTTCTCAGGCTTTATTGCTGTTTTCCAATCTACATTTATCCCTAAGCTTTGGGGAGAGTATGTCAAACGTGGTAGTCCTCAAATGAAATACCATGCATTTTCTATGATGGTCCTCATGATTGCTATGGGGTATGCCTCTCAGGAATTAAAGGATAGGATGAAGTGGGGTACAGAAAACCCATACCTTGACGATATGGAGAAAGCCCGGAGGGCTGTGTCTTCATCTGGTCTTCTCGGTACTGGCCAGCGTGTTATTGATTTTATAGCACCAATGTATGAGTCTCGATCTCAGGGTTATGCTGACTGGGCTTGGAATAAAACATCTGGGGAAGCACCAGCTCTTGGTACTTTAGATAAACTTATGACAGCAACAGGTTCCCTCATCGAGGGTGACTACACCAAGGCAGCTAAGGCTGCTGCTAAACTAACACCTCTCGGTAGCCTACCAAAGCTACGTGATACACTTGTTGAGAATATAACTCAACCAGCTGATGAATGGGGATATAATAAGGAGTAAACATGGGTAAGATAATTACAGCTCAGGGGAGGCCCGGTATGCCGGTGCCCTCTGAGGGCTTTGAAACACCCGTAGAGACACTTGGTGTTACCCCTGAGGTAACCCCAATACAAGAAGCAGAAGCGCCTGTACAGCAACCCTCAGTTGCCACAGCGCCTACCGTAGGGACAGAGCCTCTTGTTGAAGCGGGGGTGCTTGAAGGTATCGCCGCAGAAGCTGAGAGAGCGGCGGCAATAAAAGCTCAGCAAGAAGCAGAAGCGCTTCCCGGTATTAGGGAAAACTTAGCTGCGCCGGGAGGTCCCTCAAACATTTACAAGTACAAAGCAGACTCTAAGAGATCTGCAACAGAAGGCAATAACGGTCTGTTCGTTAGAGCGAGGGCGCTACGTGATGCCTTTGACTCAGGGGCAGTTGGTGTTGGTCTGTACCAAGATCCACGGGTTCTTGCAGGATCACCTGATGTGCAGGCAAGACCACTTGTGGCTGCCCTTGACCTTCTGACAGGGACTAATGAAGTAGGTCCTTGGAGTGCTATTGAAACAACTCAGAGTGTTTTAGATCCAAGCAAGGTAGATAAGAAACTATCACCTACCTTCTTAACTGTAGCTTCGGCTACCATTGAGAACACGCTTTCTGATTACCTACAGGGAATCCCTGAGACTCAGGATGTAGTTCTCAAGGCTGCTGGTGAACCAGTCACAGAACCAGAGATGGCCCTCGTGACTCAAGTACCTGCTGCTAAGGTAGCTGAGCGTGTGGGGCAAGCGATAAGCCGTGAGTACCAACGCAACAACAATGCCACGGTCTCTGCTGATCTGACCTCTGAGCAGGCGACAGCACTTGGTGCTGCCATGCTCTCAAACTATGTCAAGGTTAACCCAGATCTTATCCGTGAAAGCGAGGATGTGGTTAGTGCCGGTGATGCTAAGAAGCCAAAGGTATACCAGCTAACCCCAGAAGGTGCTATTGTTTTTAAGCAAGCAGATGCTTTACGGAAGAAGGCTTTCGGTAAGAATCTAGTATCCCCGCTTAAAACTAAACCAGTTAATGGTAAGCTAGTTGGTGAGTTCAAAACCCTTGTACGTTCTCCAGTGAAACGTGTAAACACTAGGCTGATTGACCAAGCGATGCGTAACCAAAGCACGGTAGGCCACATTGTTGACCGTACTAGAAGCCGGGTTGCACTAGCGACCTTGCTGCCAGCACTCCTTAGTCAGCCCGGTAGTGGCCAGCCTGTCGTTGATTTGTTTGCTAACATGCACAACATTGGTCCTAAAAAGATGTCCGCCCTTATTGCTCAAGAGAAAGCAGCCCTCGCTGAGAACCCAGAGCAGACGGAGTACAGTGCTAACGTTGTTCTTGAATCAATCAAAACATCAACAGCTCAGCACCTGTTTGGTATCGCAAAAGAACGCAAGGGTATTAACTACTTGACGTATTACATGCAGGGCTTTAACGGACGTACTGCACCACAGCAATCTTTGTTTGATCCCAGTTCCTCGAAGCTTGTTCGTTTTGTTACAAGAGGTGCTCAACCGGCTGTTGCTAAACGTGGTAACCGGGTCCATCGTAACTTGGAGCAGATGTATGCACTACACTTAGTTGATGGTGGGTCAGAAGCATTACCCTCAGAGAGACCTGCAATGCTCCTCAGGGCAACACCCCAGCTTCTCTCTTGGGGTAAACGGCTACAAGCATTACTTGACGAGGCGATCTCTCCTGAGAAAGCGGATGAGATATACCAAGCCATCGAGGACGGTGTGTCCTTGTTAGATCCAAACTTCCCGAAGTTTTCTGGACTAGCTTTAGATCCAGAGATTGACGGTGCGTTGATTGCAGCTATTGCCAAGGCGGGTGAGGATGGTCCTCTGTACATAGATGGTCTCTTAGACTTTGTTAAGTTCCACAAAGCTGTGATCGTTGACAACAACCCAGCTGGGCATAGTTCCTTCTTTAACGCATACATCGATGGTAAGACTAACGGTTTGGCTGCATGGGGTATGCTCATGGGGTCTAAGGCAATGGCCTTTATGACTGGTGTGTTGAGGAGTCAGGATAAAGTCCTCCTAGATAAGGGTGACATCAGGGATCAGCTCGCCGAGACCTTAGCTGATGTGATAGATGTGGACGGCATTGCCGGCAGTGAGTCCCTCTTGGGGGATGCTGCACCTCACGTTTACACAGTAGCTAGAGCGGTCTTCAACAACAGAGCACTCAACAAATACACGACAATGACCTTTGGTTATGGCCGTGATATTAAATCTTTTGTTAGTGATATCTCAGACGCTATGTTCCGTGTCAACGAAGAAGCTGCCCTTATGTCCCAAGAGGAACTTGAGAGTAACAACCTTGTTGGTTATCAGGAAGCGTTTGCTGCATTGCAGTCAGTGACAGATAATAAATCACTGTCAGCGCTGCTATTACCAACGTACACGACTGGTCTGCACGAGGTCCTGTCTAACGAGGCAATCCAAACAAGATCAATCTTGAAAGGTGTGGCAGCTAATGCAGCTCTTGCAGATATACCATTCACAATGACAACTGCTACTGGCATGGAGATCTCTCTTGGGGGTTCTGTAAGTGGTAAGGTCGGTGAGGTTAAGTGGACAGAGTTCACTAAGGGAGAGAGGTCTCAGCGTTCTATCGAAAGGTATGGTTCCCTTAGACGATCTGCGGCAGCTGCTGAGTTGGTTAATGGCAAGCCCATGGTTGGTGTTAAGACAATGAACCGTTCTGTTGTAGCTTCGGTACAGTCTATCGATGCAGCAACTGCTGCTTTGACATTTACTGGTAACACTTGGCGTAGGCTTAATGATGCTTCCCGTGGTGATCCGTATCTTTACCAGATCTACGATGCCTTTAAGATGGATGCTAATGGTTATGATATTGTGTTGAACGATGTTAATGAGAACTGGGTGAACGCCACCATGGACTGGGACTTCATGCAGGAGATTATAGATACTAACAAGAGAGCCGAGTTAGCATTTGAAGAAACACTGAAGGGACTCTCACCAGACTCTGTAGTTAATGTTGGTCTGAACGAGGTCCACCAGATGATGGGATCTTTGACTGGCCTTGAGGTGGATGCGTATGGTGATGCAACCCCTGTAGCTTTGAAGAGACACCTTGAGAATGTTGATGTGTTGAACGTGGATCAATCACTGGCTAACATCCAAAAGGGTATGCGTGATGTTGGTTATAAGTTTAGCACTAACCCGACACAGGCTACTGTTAAGCAGGTGAGGCACTTCCATAAGTTGCTCAACAAAGAGATGGCTCTCAATCAGAGACTGACTCAACTTCGTAATAAAGTAAACCATAATAAGAAAGCATTGCGGTCAGATATTAACGCCGCTGGTAAGTCTGTGTTTCAGTATTACATGCATTAAAAAAAAAGGGGAACCCAAGGCGCAATGCCCGAGGTTCCCCTTATTTTATTTAACTAGTGCTTTCTTAACATCTGGAAAGTGGTGGGTGATAATATCCCAGCAACCTTCCGCAACCTCCCTGTGCTCTTTCTGAGTACCATTACCCATCCTAAGTTCACAGTAGTGAATCCATGATCTCAATGTTCCCGACATGTACAAAGTAGTTTCAGTATTCCCCTCCGGTAAGACGGCTCGTGCCTGTTCCTTTGCGATGCCATTCTGTACTGCCCACTTGTAAATTTCCTTCACGTCCCTCATCAGTTTGTGTTGTTTGATACTCCACTCTTCTGCCAGCCTTGCTTGCACTGGATCACTCTTATCAATGTCCACTGAGTTCTGCCTGTTCTTAGTGTCCTGTAGTCTTGCTTCCCGAGCACTGAAGTTCTCACTCAGAGCGTACCTCTGGCTGAACTCTTGGAATGCAAAGGATCGATGTCGAATTATCTGTCTTGCTATATCCCTTGTTGTTTTAATCTCCAGTGTCATGTGTACCATTTCAAAAGGAGACCAATGGTTTTCTCGGATCAGATACTGGATCAGCTTAGGTGCTGTCTCTGAGTTATTCTGATTAGTTGGATTACTTATCCGGGCTGTGTATGCAATTAAATCATTAGCTGTATGGCACCCTGTAATTGCTGAGGGCTTAGACATAGAGATCAAGTTTACGTTAGACATTAAGTTACCCTTAGTTTAAGACTTTGGCCATGAGTTTGTTGACAGTTTCTTTAGCGGTTGCTCGGTACTGGTCAGCTTGTTTGACTGCTTGCTTCTCATCAATACCCTCCCTGCGGTAGTACTCCAAGTTTTGTTGGTACACTTTATCAAGGATGGCATCATTGATTGCTGGTGTGTAGGCTACCTTGGGGTCAATCCCAAGCTCTTCAACGTAATCCATGTCATCTATATCGAGACCACGCAATGCTAACATGTTATAGTTTTTATTCTGTGACATAATAATCTCCTTAGGCGAAGAAGTAATCTGACTTCTCCACATCTTGTATGTTTAAACTACCAGTTATTGGTTGATCAGCTGTTGCTTCAATCCTATTCTGGATGTTATCAAAGTAGTTATCTTCATTGTATATCTCAACAAAGACTCGTTTGGTTATCTTAAGTAGCTCATCGACTTTCGATGCATGGGTACTGAAGCTATCGTGGACAGCCCCAAAGACACCATCAAATTCATCGATGACTAAACTCATGTGCGCTGCATCTTGTGAGTGGATAAAGTTAGGTGAGATCCCACACATAAAACCCCTACGGTCAGACACGTTGGTATCTACCTTAGCTACGTGGTTGATCTGGCCGATGCCACTAATAGTCCCTCGTTGTTTCTCTGAGCGTTGATGGTTGCAGGTATAGATCACAGGGAACCCTGAGGGTGAAGTCCATGTCATGTAACCATAGCCTTGGTCTAACCTATCATTAGCTAGTTGTTGTAGGTACTTCATGGTTTGAAGAGGACCGGGACAGACTAACTGAATAGCCTTGACTAGATCTCTTGCAAGACCTTTGCAGATCTCTTCAGTGATACCATACTCGGCACAGTAACCATACCCCTTACAGTCCTGATACATATTCTCTGCGATCTTCTGAGCGCCTGCGGAGTAAGCTCTTGTCATGCTCCCACGCTTACTGATACCCTTTCGGATTTTCTTCATGGGCATCTCTTGCAGTATTGAACTTCGAGTTACATCCTTTGTAATCTCGATTAGCTTCTTTGCTGTCTGCACATAGAAGTCATTCTGAATATCGACTGGAACAAGACCAACAAGCTCAGCTGTTTGTACATCCTTAGAGATCGCCCCTAGGTGTTGCCATCCATTGTTGCTACCATCAATTGGTACAGGCATACGAGAGTAATAATTACCATTGGCTTCCTTATATTTAAGTAGTTCTATACAAGCTGCCAGATATGCCACTGGTTTCTCACAGCTGTGTAGTGTTTTTGTTAATGCTGTTTTGTAAACTTCAAGTATGTTGTTGTCTACCCACAGCTCCCTGTCCCTCAAGGTCATCTTGTCCACAGAGATATCATCCAATCCTTCAGCATCTAGGTGTGATCTGTAATCCGATGTACACCACGCTGGTATATTGTCCTTAGAATAGCTCTCGTTGTACGAGGAGGCACAATGTATCTTAAGCCAGCGTAACCCACTGGGGGTAACTAAAGCCTCCTCAGAGAAGCACAGAAGCCCCCTTGCTAGGTCCGATCCTTGGAAGTTCATGTAGCTCTCAACATAGTAAACACGACCACGGTAATCTACATCCAGTGCGTAGTAGAAGCTGTCCTCTTTGGATAAGACCTTGGCCTTTGTTACAGTGTAAGCGTAGTCAATCTTCTTTGACAGGTTCTCACTAGACTTGTCGTGCTCTTTGTAGAACATATACGGGTTGCTCTCGACAGCTGCTAGTACATCCTTGTTGATAGTCCAACCCACTTGTTGTAGTTTGTTAACGGCCTTGATTGCTTTAGTCTTTAACAGATCCTTGAAGGGTCCATCGAGGACTTCATCCCAGCGCTTCACGATAGGTACAGTGTACTTGAGACTATCAATGTTGAACTGGATTATTTGTTCAGCCCTATTAATATCTTTAGGCTTTTGATTCCACACACCATGCAGTGCCATCTTGACGACAGGCTCTGGGAGTTCTGATGGGAATGTACCCAAGAGTATAATCTCCACGGGCCGTGTTGATCTGAACTCAGGTTTAACAATATCAATAAAACCTAGCCGGTAGAATGCTTCGATGAAGAGGTCACCAAGGCGCACCTCATCTTTCCAATCATTTCTTTTAGATTTGGTTAGAGTGGAGAGGATGCTCTTGCCAATAGCGATACTTGTTACTGTTAGTTTACAATGTATATTACCGCTTACATTCTTAGCTTGCCGACTGATAACAAGGTGTGCTATTTGCCCATACTCTTGGAGCCTATCCATAGATTCGGGATACTTCTTGAGGAGGGTTACCCCGAAGGAATCCCGAGTGGGATTCCCTGTTAGTTTTAATCTTAGGTATAGCTCTACGTTTTCTAACCAGTTCATTAGATTACCTATCTGTTATATAATTTCAAACCCCTCTGCTTCTGCGGAGAGTCTTGTTGTGTTCGTGTCATATACTGCACAACCAGCATTACCAGTCTTACCTGTGAATCTTGACTTGAGAACACGAAGTTTAATCCTGTTCCTGACGTAGTCTTCCTCGGCTACAAGGTTCCTCGCAAACGCAATAATGTCAAAGCTAATCTGCTTGATACTACCAGAACCTTTGATGTCATCGATTGATGGCAGTACACCTTCCTCAAAGGATACCCCTTGAGACTTACGAAGGTGACTGATCAGGCCCAACCAAACGTTGTGTTGTTTAACAAGCTTGAGTAGATCAGACATTAACTTATCCACGGCTTCGTTACCAGAGAGTCCATTGGAACCTTCAGATACAGCAATCGTGATGTGGTCTAGTACAAGATACTTACAACCCATCAGTGCCATGTACTCGATCTTATCCACAAGGGATTCATCTGACACAGAGCCTTGGTGATCTAAGAGTACAAGACGCTGATCCTTAAACACATTGTCGAAACCAACACGAAGTTCTTCCTCAGTCAGTGGAGGGTGCCCTGTAAGTGGCCGTCTCATGGACATGCTGATGAACTTCTCGGCGGTGTCCCCGATAGATTCCTCTAAGGAGATAAGGCCGATCTTCTCATCAGTGTTCTCTAGGAGATCCAATACAATCTCTTTGATTACTGTACTCTTACCGCTACCGGTGCCGCTTGTGAACAGTGTGATCTCCCCTTGACGGATACCACCAAGCTTCTCATTGAGACCGCCAAGGCAGTCTGGGTAGGGTATACTGGTTACGTTCTTACGCTCTAAGAACTTATCCCAGATCTGCTCACCAGATAAGATACCAGCAGGGGACCACGTCTGTGCATCCCAAATAGCTTGGAGTAAGCTGAAAGATCCGTGCTCTCTGAGTTGATCACAGGGATCTTTCTCTTGGAGCTTAGCGACACGTACTCTACCAACACCAATCATTTTTGCAGCTACAGCCACAGCTTCCTTACCGGGATCATCCATATCAAACATCAAGATAATGTCACTGAACTGTCGAATCCAAGATCGATTTGCGAGGATTGACTGGACAGACTTGGCACCGTTCGGTAGGGAGACGACAGCGAAGAACCGCTTGTACTTGTCGAAGTGTGCTTGAGCTACTGCCATTGCATCCAGCTCTCCCTCGGTAATCACAAGGGTCTTACCTTGCACTGCGCTGGACTGGCCGAAGAGTTCCAGATCCTTGAAGTCACCCAAGGTGCTGAAGGACTTAGGCAGCTTACGTATCTTGTAGGCTACAGTCTTGTTAGCTTTTGTATATGGGTAGTAGTGTGAGTCAGGGCGTCCATCAATATCCACAGACATCTTGACACCGAAATGTTCTACGACTTCCTTTGAGATCCCCCGTGATGTCAGGGGGTAAGTTGGGAATGATTCAATTTCAAACATATTTACTGGGGCTTGACTAGTCATCTCTTGGATGTCCTCGATGTGAGTTTGTTCTACTGTTCTGAAGTTTGTACCGCAACTAAAGCAGTACCCAGAGCCATCAGCCCTGATAGATTTAGCATCTGATGATCCACACTTATCGCATGGGATGTGCTTCTTGATTAACGGAGATTCTGTAAAGTCTCTTTTCATTGTTGCCTCTGATTAGTTCCAACGCTTTTCGTATAGCTCTTCCCTAGATATTCTTTTCTTTCGTTTCTTATCACTCTTCTCTTTCCGCACAGCTTTCTTATCTGACTTTACATACTCTACTGTTTCAGTCTCTGTAGTCTTTTTCATTATCCTTTCCTTAAAAAACGACACGCTTGCGTGGCGTACTTAGTCTTTAACAAATACACCGTTTACCATTTTACCAGTACGCTTAGAGATCACATCATACGCAGAGCCTAAGCAGGTTTTGAGATCAACACCCCAGATGTTTGCTTGCATAATTAATGTCACTACAATATCACCAATAGCATCTACCACTTCATCGTGGTCGGTGTTCTCGATAGCAGTACATAACTCGGAGACTTCTTCTAGTGTCTTACTGAACTGCTTACTCGCTTGACCATTGGGGAGGATACCTTTCTCGTGTGCCCAGAATATTACTTTGTTCTCCAGTTCATCAAGTGTGTAGCTAACTACTGTTGTCATAATCATTTCCTTAAATGTTGTAACCCCACAGGGATTCCTATGGGGTTACTTTGGTTTATTTATTCTTCAACATCTAGAATCTTAGAGATGACCTCCAAGATTTCTTCTTTGGTTAAGTTGTATTTAGCGCAGGCTTGTCTCAAAGATAACACACCCAACACCACATCATCGGCTGCATGTTGTTTAGACAATCTCACATGCTCCACCCACACAGGCTAGTTCCTGAGAACCCGTGGTGTTATCCTCTACTTCGAAGTTACCTAGGTCAGCCCAGTCAATGTTCTTAGGCATAGCCTCAAGCAACTCAGCGTACTTCTCAGGGGTGATGTCCTCATAGGGTGCCTGTTGGTATACGTGGTCACTTACGGGCAGCAGGGAGATCCCTGAGCACATATCGAAGTTGTCCCAGATCCATTGACATACCTGTAAGAACTCATCATCTGTATAGTAGACAGTGATGCTTGGCTTGTGTTCACAATAGAAGTTCTGATAGGCTTTCCATTGCTCAAGCTGAGCCATTGCACCTACCTCTTTGACAGTCACACTAGCTTCTGGTGCCTTGACAGGGAAGCTAAACACCAGTGAGGATTCACTAAAGGTGTCCTGCTCTACTGGAAATCCGTTCTCTTGCATGAAGACTGCCAGTGGGTCTTTCTTGTCTGAACGTACACGACGAATGTAATGCTTAGAAAAGCGAGGGTGAATGCCGCTAGCAGAATCGACAAGCTGAGATACAGTACCACTTGGCTTAACAGCTGTAATAGCAGCAGCCTGAGCAATGCCAAGTTTCTTAGCCCACTTCTCATTAGCTTTGATAGCAGTGTCCCGCATTGCCTCAAGCCACTCTTGTAGTTCACCATTCACACCACCCCTTGCATTCAGAACTGAGTGATCCATGATACCTGTAAGGCTGACACCAAGTAATGCTTCTTCTTCTGTATTAGTTTTCCAAGACTTACGTAGGTAACGGAAGTCAGTGAGGGTTGCTTGCAAGGTACCGATGATAGCTGCCATCTCGATCTTTTCTTTAAGATCTTCAAGGGTATCTTCTGCACGCACTACTACCTCTGAGAGGTTACAGAACTGGTTGCTTCGAAGGATGATCTCGGAACATGGATTAGTTCCAAACTCGTAAGTGGCATCTCTTCGTCCGTTACGGGCAGCAATCTTCTGGGCTGCAATACGACTGAAGATACCACGCTCACCAGCTTTAGATTCGTACATGCTCTGCATCTCACTGAGGAACGCCTCGAAGTCTGGCTTCTCAGTGTACGCCACAGAGTTGTTAGCGAGCCTACGTTGACCTTCGTCCAGCCACCACTGTCCTGACTTAGCCTTCGCCATGCGTTGGTCTGATAGGTTAGAGAGACTGATCAATGCTGAGCGTCTGACACCACCTACAACAACGATGTCAGCGATCTTACAACAAATATCATGGCACTCGATGCTAGATAACTTACGACCCCTAGCTTTCTGAAAGAGTTGCACACAGAAATTGAAGAGATCTACTAGTGGCTCAGGACCAGATGCACGACCTCCGAATGTCTTAAGGCGCTCACCAGCTTTACGTACTTTACTTACATCCCACTTGGGGACCTTACCTGCATACAGCATAGCGATTAACTCACGGAATGCTGAGGCCCAACCGATCTTGCTATCAGCAACAACAATCACAGTGTCTGTAGGGTGGAACTCTTCTGATACTATTGGTAGTTTGTTGATGAAGTTACGCTCGACACTGAACCCTACACCTGTACCGCACATCAACACGTACATCAACTCATCAAAGCTACGTGGTGAATCAATGTGTAAGTAACTACAATTAAATCCAGCTACGTTATCCTTAGCTAAGGCAGTACCTGCTGTCATCATGCACCGCATAGATGGCATAACCTTTAGGTCATGGATAGCATCAAACATTTGAGCCGCTGTCTCCTTATCTATTTGCCCCCGTCCTTCCCAGAAACCAACGTAACGGTTAACTGTTTCTGCCCATGTTTCTCTACGGCCTAACTCTGGCATCCAACGTGCATAGCGGCTCTTGTGTATAAACTGTTGATACTGATCCATTATTATATATCCTCTTTATTAAATTCAAATGCTTCATCAAAGCCATTCATTATGTATTGTTCAATGCACTGTTTAATTGTTTCATCACAAGGGCTGTCGGTGTGCTTATGTGCCCGATTGTACCCAGACTCAATACCCGATTCGACTATCTCTTGTACTAGTTTATACATTTTAACTCTCATATCGATCATTCCTCCAAACCCTTAATGGTTTGATCATTACATTCCTTGCGGAACCGTTTGTTATAGGTTCTCTTTGCACGTTTGATCATGCCCTTGGATGGTCTGATGAGTTTCCTCCAACTAGTGTGGACATCATACTCATCACCACCCTTAAGCTTTATTCTTTTCATGTAACACTCTCTAGTTCTTTGATATGTACGCTGATGTACTCCTCACCTTTCTTAACGATTTTCTTGGTGAGTTCTATGTGGTACACTTTGTTGTCATTGAACTCCTCAAAGATACCTTGGTAGGTATCTAAGATTGGTTTGATTATATTGTCAAGGTCAGCACCTCTGTTAGACATACCACCCTCGATGGTGAACTCAACTTGGTTCTCTCCGAATGGCCACACTACCCCCATCATATCGTCCCGGATCTCCTCCTGATACCTCTTGTAATCCGCTGTCTTGAATGTCGTCTTCCCCTTCTTCGCAAACATCTTGTTCGCACTCAGGGGTTTCACCATGTGTTTGTTCTTCATCTACACTAGCCTCCTTGTTCTTAGAGAGACCCCAGAAGGACTCTACAGAGTTGTTGCCTATGTACTCCATTAAGGATGCATTGGCACCCTCGGCTTCCTCAAAGGATGTCGCCATCCACAAAAGTCTTGCAGATGTTTCTAATTGTTTCTTATCTTTCCATTTGTTTCTTACAGTTTGCCATCGTCTATCAAAGGGACAGTTCTCTAGTAACTTTTGGGACTTCTTAGGTCCAATCCCCTTAACCCCGGGAATGTTGTCAATAGCATCTCCTGTAAGACACTGAAGCATAAAGTTCAAGTGTGCTTCTTCAAAAGAAACAAAGTAATAATCATTCTTAACAAAGTTATAGTGTTGTCCGGGAATCATATTAAGATCTTTATCGATGTGCACAACAACGTATGGATCCCCGTTAGCTATACACTCCCACGCCCAGATAGAGACTAGATCATCAGCCTCCATGTCGTCTGCCATAATTGCACCATGGTGCTCTACCATGTGCCTATGCCCGTAAGCCAGTGCTTTCTTTTCAGAGGGATCTAACTCACGCTTACGGTTACCCTTATAGTTTTCCGCAATGTTGTGTCGGAAGTTCCCCTTCCCTTTAACAGCTATCCGTAACAGGGTATCACCGAACAGAGCACACTCGTTCTCGATAGTCATCAGGGATTTCTTGATATTAACACGCATGTCCTTTTCTTTCTTTGTGGCCATGGCTATCCTGAAGTATATCGAGTCGGCATCAATTAATATTTGTAATGGTTTATCATTCATAACACTCTCCTAGTGTACGTCTGCATAGGTTGTACCGATCATTGGATCACCACCATCCATGCACTCAATGCCAAACCACTTAGGTGCTTCTTTAAAGCTATCCTTAAGTATCTGACCAACCCTTTCAGCATCATCTGGGTGTACAGACCACGCCGTCTCATCATGATAGAAGATTCTAGGTTTAGCCCGGAGACCTTCCTCTTTAATCTTTTTCATTTGATAGGACACTGCTGCCTTACAAGTGATACCTTCTGCGGATTGCAGTAAGTAGTTCAGACACTGATGTTCTGAGTTGATAAACACTGGTCTACCATCTAGACCATGTACCCATCCAGCACCTTGAGTAGCGTTCTTCCTATTCCACTCACCCTCCACTTTGTTCTTGATCATAGACAACCCTTGGATTGCACTACTAAAGTCATCCCGTGCTTTCTTACCAACGTTAGCATTCGACTTACCTGTTAGCACCTGACCAAGCTTAGCATCACCGGCACCAAAGAGGTATGCATATAGGAAAGACTTTGCAACTGAACGAGAACACCCAAGGGCATCTGCGTTACGTTGATGTTGATCACCATAAATAACCTCTTGGGTAAACTCTTTGTTGTTTACGTAATGACACAGGCCCCTAAGCTGGTTACCGCTTGAGTCTGCACCCACAATAAGATCACCCTCATCAGCAGCAAACAATTCACGAAGCTCCCTGCCGTATGTTGCATGGACCCCGGGGAGGTTCACGATAACCTCATGGCGTGCCCTGAAGGAGGGGGTGCCGATAGTCCACATGTTACCATGTATACGACCATCCTTAAGGCCCTCGATCCAGCTTTCAATAACACTGATTCTGTTCCTCAGGGTGTAGTACTCACCGAGCATGGTGCCAACCTCTCCTAGTTTACTAAGGGAAGTTTCTGTGAACTTAGGTCCAACATTAACCCAACCATTTGGGGTTTTCTTACGGGTGTAATCATCTGGTTTCCAACCAATACTTAACAGCCAGTCCTTAACCATATCTAGCTGACCTAGCTTAGTTTGTTTTACAATAGATCGTTGGAAGGTTTGACCTACGTTGATCACGTGTGTGTCAGTTGGTAATATCTCACGACCAAAGTATTCTGACAGTAACCTTACAGTTACCGTAGTGAAAGTACCGTCCTTCTTGAACTTTGCAGTCTTCGGTTCTTTATCGATGTACTGCTTATGGGTCCCAAGCTGGGGTTCAATGGTGTCTTCAATCTCTTTTGCTCTGTCCTTGAGCATCTTTAAGGTGGCCTTAGCCTTGACAGTGTCAAAGTTCCAACCTTGTTCCCTAACAATTGTGTTGAATTTAGCAACGTCATGCTCTACTTCTAGACCTTTAGCTATCAGTGGGAAGGGTGCGTGTAACACTTGGAACTCTTCGACTAGTTTCTCGTACACTTTAACGTTCAAACTGACATCTTGAATGCAGTACTCAAGCATTTCCTTTGTATACTTTGTCCAGTCGTTGTAGTCTATCTTGTTATCCCCAAGTTTTTCACCCCAGCCTCTCAAACCATGGCGGTGGGTACGCTTATAGCGTAACATTTGGGACATGATCAGTGTGTCGTAGCACTTCTTATCTAGCAAGTCAACCCCTGTAACTATCTTTATTGCAGGTATATCGTAGCCAATGATGTTGTGACCGATGAGAATGTCAGCTGCCTGAAGATAATCAAGGCCAGCTTGGATACTTTGTAGTGAATCATCATGGTCTGAGAAGGAAATAACCTCTTTAGTGTCCACATTCTGGCATACGATACACCAAATGGTAGAGATTTCTTCCAGTAAACCGTTACTTTCTATATCAAATACAAGTTTCATGTAAATTCCTTTGAGTGCCACCCATTATTGGGTTAGGCTTAGCTTAGTTTGTAGGTTGTTGTGGTACTATTAGTACCCTAAGAAGGAGAATTTGCTTACATCCATGATGTAATTGGTTTCCATGGTGTCATAAGCAGTCATTATCTTGAAATCATCATCATCACCTTCAACTTCTGCAATTAGTATGAACTTACCCACTGTATTTTCATCAATACCAGCACTTGCTAGTGCTTCATGTAGTAAGTCAAGCAGTTTCTTTGGCTCTGCTTCAGGAGTCTTACCGAAATCACCCTTAATTACTTCCATTTGATACCTCTCGTTGTTGTTTTCTCTCGATATCATGCCTAATTCTGTGACAATTAGAGCATAACAGGTCACATTTAGCTATCTCAGGCTCCAATACTTCCCACTTTCTACGTATTAGTGCACCAATAGAGAAGTCTTTAGCCGAGGGCTCTCTATGGTGGAGGTCATAGATTGGATGCTCGGATTCAACACCACAATCTTGACATTTCTTACCACCAAAGTACTTAAAGATCATTCTCCATCTTTTCCTCCGGAATGCTCTATCGTACTGAGACTTGTACTCATGGCTGGACTTATCCATTAGATTGTCTCAATCAATCTGTTGAGGTACCACTGGGCTTTGAGGAGGTCCTCTTTAGCCTTACCTTTGTATGACATACGCCAAAGGTATTTCATACAGTTGCCCTTGAGGTACCCTTGGAAGGCGTCCTTAGACATGCTGGCTTCGATAGCTTGGATTGCCTCGATACCACCTGTATTGTAGTGTGACGGGCTGTTAACAACGTCCTCCTTCTTCACAATGGGTGTGTCTGGCATCATATCAGTTATTTCCTCTTCAGTTACACACCAACGTGACCACTTACCACGTAGTCGTTCTCTTTCTTTAAGCTCTTGGGACTTTACAGCTTCTGCTGCTTTGTTCCAATCTGATGGTGTTGCATCGTTTATGCTCATGCTGTTGGCCCTACTAGTAGTTCTCTAAGTTGATCATAGCCACCTATCTTGGTGACCTCGGTGTTGCTAACTGTGATTATCTGAGGCACTGTTGTAGCATCTGGGAAGATACTCTTGAAGTCTGAGAGAGGAAAGTCCTCATCTAACACCAAGTATATGTAATCCTTACGTAGTACTTCCAGTAACTCAACGGCTAACGTGCAGTACTCACAGCCATTCTTACCATAAACCTTGTAGTACATAATTAGTCCTTTTTAAGAAGTTCTTGAAGTCTTTTGTTAAGCTCTTCATCAGACATATCTTCTGTTGAGAGTTCTAGGTTGGTCTGTTCTACACGGCCAAGCTTTGGAGTCTCAAACTCTGCTAGTGCTTTTGCGATATCAACAGCTTGGTCTATATCGTTATTAGCCATAGCCTTAACCATGGAAAGACGAAGTACATCCAGCGCAGTCAGGTTGTTGGCCTGCATTAGTTCTTGCACGTCCATTTTGAGTTCTGCGGCTGTTAACGCAAGACGCTTACGTGCTTCTGTGTTTACCTTACGGGCTGCTACAGATGCAGCCTGAGCCTGCTTAGCGCTTTCCTCATTAAATCTAGGTGCTAAGTTAAGTAAACTATTAGGGTGTATCTTTCTTGCTGTCATAAAGTCTCCTTTGTAATCTCTTAATAACGACACGCTTGCGTGGCGTAGGTCTAATGTTGTCCTATAGGGACTAGCGAGATCTTTAGGAGATCTGCGGGGGAAAGCCGCAATGCTTTTTGTCGGTTACCTAAAAATAAGGGAGCCACTAGGAAAAACCTAGGGACTCCCTTGGGGGCTACAAACTGATTAGTATTGAACCAGAGATCAATGCTAGGCCGGTCATAGACCAACCCATTAGCGCTGCATTAGACCCTGTGAGGATAAAGGTTACACCACAGATCACGCATAAACCTAATAGGATACTATACATTGTCACGGATTCCTTCATCGATATCGTTCTTTAACTCTTCACGTATTGTCTTCAGGATTAACGCTAGCTCTCCTGAGGGTATTTCATCTACGTATTTTGATGTTATTGATTCTGACTCTTTTATATAATAGTCAAGCAAGGAGGCTGCCAGTGACTCCGTGTAATCCTTAGCGATCATTGCTGCTTCACGATAGGCATCTGTGCATAGCTGCCGGAGTTCTTCTTTGTACTCGTAAGGTAATGATTCGTCATTCATGATTAGTCCTCCGTAGTCCACTGATTTAAGGTATCAAATATTTTCTCTATGGCACCATCTATTTGCTTTAGAACTGAGTAAACTAGATCTAATCCAAATGCCAGCGGTATCAAGACGAGGTATCGCACCACTCTTTTTACATATTTCATGTACACCTCTTAGAAGTCTTCATCACCGTTGAAAGAGTTGAGTGCTTCTTCTGCGTCTCGGACAGCTTCCATAATCAGTTGTGCGAAGTACATATCGTTGATGTCTTCCATGTCGTTTCGTAAGTCTTGGATTATACCCCTGTCTAACAATATGTCGATTATTGATTCGTCTTTACTCATATTAGCCTCTTAATATTGATGTTATTATTACTAAGTGTAATACTATGATGAAGATTGCGGTCGCTATTACAAGCATGTTAGCCCTTATAGAATACTTTACGATTGGTCAACTCAACCATGTCAGATGACAGTACCGGTTGTTTAGTTTCTACATCAATGAAAGTCTTGTTATCATAAGGATTGTATGTGGCTGATCTAGGTCTCGCTGTTACCCAAGCGAATGGAATGTCAGTTGAGCATAATGTGCCTTGAGCACCTGCATGTACATTCTTCTGCTTGTCTCTGAGAACCCTTTGTCTACCTGCTTCTGATACCTTGAAGGTTACATTAGTGAGGATGACAGAGGACGCATGTTTGACCACACGCCCTTTGTCAGCACCTTCTAATGCCTTCACGCTGAAACACTTCTTACGTAAGTTATAATAGACGAAGACTTTCATAGTATTAACCGGCAAAATTCCACACTTGTTTAGCTGGACGGTTGTGCTCAAGAGCAATAGAGGTGCGTCCAATGTGTAGTTGAGTGAATGTAGATTGACGTTGTAGTCCATAGCCACGAGACTTCTTTTTACGTAAAGCAATGAAACCTGAGAAACCTAGGGCAGTGAATCGGATACGACCGTTGGACTTCTTAGATACACGGAATTTGAACAAACGCTTTGCTTTAAACATATACTTCTCCAAGTTTTAATTAGTGTTACTTTTAAGCCAAAAGGTGTACCCTGCACGGGTACCATGATTGTCTGTGTAGTCTTCAGTGAACTCTACAGGGCACTTCTTAAGCCACTCTGCGAAAGGATGAGGGTCACTTTGGTACAGTGTTTCATCATTGTCTACAGTAGTCTCTACTTCTTTCTTTCTGAATATGGCATCGAACCTATTCTCGTACTCATCACGGGACACTGCGAAAGGTCTTGCCTTGTCACCCTTACCGTTCATTACATACCTCCAATAGCTATTACAGGAATTGATGATACATCTACAACAAACCCATTATCGTTACCCTTAGCTGGTCCTTTAGCTGTCAGACCTACAACTACACCCTTGTTGTTGACATTGACCCAATCACTTGCATCTCCGTCTATAACATCACGACCCATGAATGTAGCTGGGAATGGTCTACGGTTGAAGACAACAGCAACAGAGGAATCACTACCAGACTTAAGGAAGCTAAGCACCTGCTTCTTGTACGTAGGCTTACCACTGTAGCTGAACATCAACTGGTAGTTGCTAGGCATACCCTTGTGGAACCTCTTAGCGACTTTGGTATAGTCATAGAAGCTAAGCTCCGGGAAGTCCTGTGGGATGTTATGGGTTTCCCAAGGGATGTCTGACAGTACGTTTAAGCGAACCACACCGTGCAGTCCTTTCTTAGCACACCATTTAACGTAGTTGGTAAGTTCTCTACGTAACTGCTTAAGGAAGCCTTCCTGATCTGATAGATAGAAGTCTGTCTTTGCTCTACGTGCAATGTTGACACTGGGGTAAACACCACCAAGACCGGACTCCTTAAGACAATCATCCATACAACCAGCAGCTTTAGCACCAGCACATATAGCATCATCTGGGTGCATTGACAGACCTGCAAAGTGTAGCTTCATTTCTTTGTTATTAGTCTTCCTTAGTTTAGTGTTACCACCACTTCTATCTAATAGTTTCATGATTAATCCTTGGTTAGATCGAGGTATATATAAAGTGCTACTGATGTTACGAATAATAAATGTAAATCACTCATCACCATCTACCTCGTTGTTACAATGAGGACATTTTCAATGTAAACGTCTTCGTACCCTTCAGCCCTATAAACAGCGGCCAGTTTTTCTGCTTCATCTTTGGTGATGTAGTATTCATTTACTTCAACACCACCAACCCAAACTGTATATCTATTCATAAGTCTATCTCATTCTTGCCTTTGTCGGTTACTCAAAGAATAAGGGAGACCCCGAAGAGTCCCCCAATGGTTTAGAACAAGTCGTCTGACTTATTAGCAGCTGGCTCTGCACCTTCTGACTCGTAAGCTACGAAGTCGTCATTAGTGCCACCCTTGTACTCTACAAGGTTTACCAATTGCACAGCTGTTAATGATGAGCCAACACCCTTCTTACCATTTACATCGTATGGGTACTGGTAGATCTTAACGTTTGCAGTTGATCCGTTACCGATCATCACTGTTTTATCGAATGGAGACAGATCGGCATTGACTACTTTTGGAGCGCCATTGTCTTCACCGTTGGCCTTACGGGCTTTACGCTTGAGAGACACAATGAACTTACCGTCTTTCTCTTTTACGTTTAGATGGTTTTCCTTCCATTCTTTAGCCGTAGCCTTATTGTCAGTTGCAGCTTGCAGTTCGTACTGTGGAGTTCCGAACGGAGATACTGGTGTGTCTAGACGTGCCCAGTTAATTTCTGCTTCTTTGATGAAATAATTACGTGGAGATTCTAACATGATTGCTACCTTCCTCTATGTTGTTTGTCCCGAAATTGGGAATTGCTATAAAGCGACACGCTTGCGTGGCGTTGTACTCTTGTTCCTTTTATCGTTCAAACCACCGTCTGTTTGCTAGTTGTTATGTCGATCAATTGCTGTTTTTTCGTCACATGTGTTTGATGTGTCGATGCCAAAGTATTTAACCCGAAGCCTTTGTAATCCACGTTCCCAGTCTTGTGGGTCGTTCTTATCATGTAAATACTGAAGATCGTTTGACGACCATCAATGAAACGTTTAAGATATCCATGGTATTTCCTCTATAAAGATTAGTTTGGATCAGGGCTTAGTATATCGGCTCATACTCTACATCTGATCCGCAATTGTTACATACATATTCACAAGACACAAGATCAACCATCTGATCTCCGTAGGGAACTAGTGTTGGTGTGTCAATTCGGTTTACATCGTTGCGGTCAATACGACCACAGTTCCAACAAGTATATGTATCCATTACTTAAAACCCCATTAAAATTGTTTTTAGTTGCTTAACAGTTTTACCAGTTATTGCTGATAGCTCGGTCAGTGTTATATTACTAGAATCAAACAGCTCTATTATTTCTTGATTAGTCATTACAACACCTCTTCTTCTTTGATACCTGTCTCTATGTGTTTGTCTAGGAACTCAGCTAACTCTGGGTATAAGATATACTCGTACACATCGGGACCCTCACAGAACTTATCGTACTTGTTTAAGAACGTAACGGTGTATGAGTCGTTGTAGTGTAGTTTTATACTTACCCAACCTTTGTGTTTGAAACCATTAACCATGAACTGAACACCACCATAATGGTACTTATCTTTACCAACTGTGCTGATGTTGTGAACACCCCAACACATCATTAGTAGAGCCCCTGAGTTATCACCAACCCTACTATGTTGTATTTGCTTTAAGATTGTATTAGCTATCTCTACTGGCTTCATGCTACTACTCCAATATCTAATGTTGATGGGAGGACAACCCTCCAGAAGTAATCACGAGCCATACAGTACTCGTAATGGTTGTTGTTGTCTCCATTACTAGAGACGTACTCAGCTACCCTAAGGTAATCAGGGTTGATTGGTCTATCCAAAGTAAGCTCTACCAGAACCCTCTCAGGATTAAGGTAACGCTTAGCAACTGATACACAATCAGCCCAGTAGGTTTCTCTAGGATCATGCATACCATAGTTGTCCTCAAGGATACTACTGTATTCCTCTCGGGACATAGCTCTGTAGTAAGTGTATGACATAGTGGTCTCCTAGTGTCATTGGTTAAGTATAGATATATATATAGTACCGGGGGTACCCCTAAAGGGACTAACGAGAATTCCCGCAATTGAGTGCTTGGAGAGGTCTTTGGGAATCTCTTGTAGCATAGCCCTTCGGTTCCCCTAGATCCCCACAGAACCCCACAGTATTCCCGTAAGTACCTGTGCTATTAGGAGCTTCGGTAGTCCCTATAGGAAGAGAGTATGCTTTAAAGCCCCACAGGACCCCGTAGGACCCTTTAGTAGACGTCAGGGGGTGTAAGCACTCCTGCAAAAGAGACACGCTTGCGTGGCCTCTGAGAAGCCTCTGAGAAGACTAAGGGGGGTGTGGAAATATATTAGGGGTACATATATATCCTGTCTCTCTCACACAGGCTTGAGAGCTTCCCTCAAAGACATCAAGGGGGGGTCCCAAAGTTATATTGGGGTAAGTACCTTCTCCCCACAGAAACCCCAACAGATTAGTCAACGAGGACTATGATATGGATAAGAAAGAATTAATAAAGCTTGTGAAGGAAAAGGAGAAGAGACAGAAACTCAAAGAGTATTCTGAAGACTTCAAGAAGTTCTCACAGGAACAAATACGGATTGTCACTAAAGACTCTAGTAAGGGCTTTGTCCCTTTTGTCTTGAATGAAGCCCAACAAAGAATAACTGATGCATTGGCTGCACAAGCTAAAGAGACTGGTAAGGTCAGGGCTATTATCCTTAAGGCAAGACAGATGGGTATCTCTACGTACTGTGTAGGTAGGGTGTACTGGAAGTCATACTTCTCCCCACACTCTAGATCAGTTGTAATGGCCCACGACAGTGCCACTTCAGATGCTCTCTTCAGTATGTCAAAGAACCTCATTAGGAATATGACTGAAGACTTAGCCCCCAAAGAGGAACGTAGTAATGCAAAAGAAATCATTATATCCTCACCTTACTTTAAGGATAAGGAAGCTAAAGCTAGCTACCGTCTTTACACTGCTGGCTCACCTGAAGCTGGTAGGGGTACAACTCCAACGATTGCTCACTTGTCTGAGGTTGCCTTTTGGAACCATGATGAGAAGATCCTCGCAGGTTTATTCCAAGGTATATCTCAAGCGGAAGGTACTGAGGTTATACTTGAGAGTACGGCGAATGGCGCTCAAGGTGAGTTCTATCGTCTGTGGAAAGGTGCAGTAGCTGGAGAGAATGAATACATACCAATCTTCCTACCATGGTTCCTCACAAAGGAATACCGTAGAGAAGCCCCTGAGGGTATGATACTAACGGCTGATGAAGAGTCTTTAGTTGAAAGGTTTGAATTAGACAATGATCAACTATACTGGAGAAGACTTAAGATAGCTGAGAGTGGTGAGTTAAAGTTCCGTCAGGAATACCCATCCACCCCCGATGAGGCATTTATTGTCTCCGGCTCTAACGTCTTTGATACAGAGAAGCTAGAAAAACTAATCCCTGAAGCCCCGGAGAGTATCCGTGCTTGGGACATTAATAGTAAACAATTCGAAGATAACCGAGAAGGTAAGCTGCATATCTTTGAGTACCCCCAGTGGGATACCAGTTACGTTATCTCTGCTGATGTCGCATTAGGCGTAGGTCTAGATTATTCAGTTGCTGTTGTCTTAAACAATGAACGAAAGGTTATGGCCCTCTACAGGGATAACCGGATAGACCCCTCTTTGTTTGGAGAGTTGTTATTCTACCTTGGACGTTACTACAACAACGCACTTCTGTGCCCAGAGAGTAACTCCATGGGTGTTGCTACAATACAAAAGCTAGAATCAATGAACTATGTTAACCTGTACAAGCAACAGAAGACCGCTAATGTCTCTAGTACAGAAAGTTCTCGTGTAGGCTTTAGGACCACTTCAGCTTCCAAACCAGCCATAATTGGTAACCTTAAGTCTCTTATTGAGAACGAAGAGGTGAACATACCCTCTAACATTATGATACAAGAATTAAAAGATTATATATCCACAGCCACAGGTAAGACTGAAGCAGCACCCGGTTGTAATGATGACACAGTGATTGGATTAGCAATTGCCTGTGAAGTCCTTAGAACCCATTGGGATAAACTACAGAATACTAATGTGCCGTGGTCAACCAGAGTGTCTCAGTATGAACAGGACAACACTAGCTGGTTATGATTAAAAAGAGTAGTGGAACGACTACTAACGATTTCCATTAGTCCTCGCCGAGTCTGGTATCGCTCGGGGAAAGTAACGATACCTTTTTTATATTAGGAGACCGTACCTACTAACATTGTATGTACATCAATATGGGCAAGTAGCAATAGTCTCCTTTATAGTTAGCTTGAGAGACCCTAGGAGGGAACAGATGCGATTTAATGAACAAGTACAAAGCACCAAGACTGCAAAGAAAGAAACAAAAAAGCCAAGGGAGTTACCCAAGGCGGGTAGCTACAATAGTCAACAACTAGAAAAATCTAAAGACATCCCTTGGAGGAAGTAAATGAATTACGGATATAAGGAAAAAGTAACAGATGAACAGGTAGCAGAGCTTGTATCTTCTGGTATTGCTAATAGTGCAGGAGACTGGTTAAACTCATCTGACCTGACCAAAGAGCGGCAGAAGAGTACTTATGAGTACGCAGGGGTTCCCAATGGACACCTCCTACCTCAGGGTGTCAGCACTATCGTTGATACATCAACAACTGAAACAGTAGAGGCTTATACCGCAGTCCTTTGTGATCTCTTCTTAAACAATGGTAAAATCGCAAAGTTCACACCTTACGCAAATACCCCCGGAGCATTTAAGCAAGCGCATGATGCATCCTTAATAACTAACTATTGTATATTTAAACAGAATAAAGGATGGGAGACTTTACAGACTTGGATCAAGTCATCTCTCCTCTGGAAGAATGCTATCATCCGATGGGACTTCGTGGAAGATTACCACATCAGCTTTGAAGAGTATGATTCAATCTCTCAATCCAAGCTGGATGAACTCCTCTCTGATGAGACTGTTGAGATCGTTGGAGATCTCCAGTATGAAAATGAAGTAGACCTCAATGGTGAAGCAGAGCTTGTCTATGTGAATGTACGCATTAAGCGAACCACTGACCGCTCTAAAGTACGCATTGAGAATGTACCCCCTGAGAACTTCCGTATCTCCCGTGATGCTACGTCTATCGATGATGCTTCCTTCGTGGGCATCCAGACCACCATGACCCGCAGTGAGATCCGTAAGTACTGGCCTGACGTTGCAAGCAACATTAGTGATGACGAGTGGGATGAGCTTGCCGGTAACGAGTGGGCTGGTAGTAACCGATACAGTTCCGATGTAGCTTCACGTAAAGAAGTTATCGGCATGTCTTACTGGCAGAATGGTGAAAGTGCCAATCCCCTTGAGGCTAATCGTGAGTTGACTGTAACTGAATGCTGGATGAATGTTGACCGGGATGGTGACGGTGTCGCTGAGCTTAAGCGTTTCATCATGGCTGGACCTAAGGTGCTCGATGAAGAAGATTGCGACATGAAGCCAATGGCTGTCTTATCTCCAATTGACATACCCTATGAGTTCTATGGTTTGTCTATTGCAGACTTTACCCGTTCGTCTACCTTGGCAGCTACTGCTATCCTGCGTGGTTTTGTTGAGAACACTTACCTCACTAACTATAGCCCTAAGCTTGCTGACCCCAATGTGGTGGACTTCTCTGCATTGCAGAACATGAAGCCTAAGCAGATCATCCCAACTAACGGTAACCCTAATGGTGCTGTTGCAGCTTTGGCACCTGAGACAATCTCTACAGGTACGGTACCTCTGCTTCAACATTTACAAACAATTAAAGAACAAGCAACAGGTATGTCAAAGGCCGCTCAAGGTCTTAACGATACACTGTATGTCTCTGGTAACAGTGAACAAAAGCTTGCAGCTGTACAGTCAGCTTCCCAGAAACGTATCCAACACATCGCACGTAGATTTGCTGAGACTGGTTTCAAGCGCCTTTGTGAAGGTGTTTACTCTACTCTCCGTAAGCAAGCAGGTTCTATGACTGTAAGCCTTGGTGGTATCATTGAAACTATTGATATTGATAACCTACCAGACCGTATGGATTGTGATGTAATTCTGGATATCGGTGAGAACAGTAACTCTAATCTTATCACTAAACTGCAATCCGTTGGCCAGTCTATCTTACCAGCGTTGAATGCAGCAGGTGCTGGAGGTATTATTCGTCCAGAGGCCCCTGCAATTCTGGCCACTAAAATGTTAGAAGCGATGGGTCTTTCTAGTAATGATTTCCTAGAAGACTATACTACTGATGAGTTTAAAGAGAAAGCTATCGAAGCAGTTAACTCACAAAGTGAGGCGGCCAAGGCCCAACAGGAAATGGCTAAGCGTAAAGAACAAGCGGATGTTGCTCTTGCCGAAGCTAACGTTAAGTTCACTGATGCACAGAGTGCTAACACAATTCAAGACAATTCAAAGCAGCTTGCTGTAGCGATTGATCGTCATTACCAAGAGTGGGCTGACCTTGCTATCAAGGCTCAGAAGGAAGGGGTTAGTATTCCTCCGCACCCAGAGTACAGTCAGATCGTACAAATGGTACAACAAATAATGGGTCCATCGACCCCTGCGGCTCCTATGCAGCCAACAGCCCCTCAACCAGAGGGAGCACAAATGTCTGCTGAAGACATGATGAGTTTGATGTCCCAGATGGGACCGCAGTAACATAAGAGGTAATAATGGATAAGTATAAGAAGACAGCCGAGAAGCGGTTGAAGAATATCCACCCAGATGTGAAAGCAAAAGAAGCCCTAGTGAATGCCCAGTTCGCTCAACGTGAGCGGGAAGAGTTTTTCACTGGGGCTTATGGGGAGCTAATGGTAGATTACTACTTGCAGTTTCTCCGGTCAGAACCTCACGAGAACAAGACACGGGAGTTTATATATTCCTGTGTCTTAGCTCTTGGTGACGTAAAGGCTAAGCTTGCCCAATACGAAATGTATGGGCGGAACGTACCACATCTACAAACCAATGAGGACGAGGATAATGGACAATAGAGAAATTAAATACGACATGCTGTTAAGCAATGTTAACGACATGATCAAGCTTTTAGAGTTTGATGCAATGCGTAGCGCTGGAAAGGCCAAGCTTAATGCTGGCAGCCTACATGATCTTTACCAAATTAAAGATCGCTATGAAGGCTTTATAAAAGAAGCAGGGACTAAAGAAGTGCCTGAGATTCCCCAACGCAAACCAAACGCTAAAACTAAATAAAGGATAATTATATGACAGACAAGACCACTCTACCCACTATGGATGACTCGGTACCAACGTCAAATGCTGGTCAGACCGAACAGGACCTCCTAGATGCCGTTCTAAGAAATTCAGATTTTCTGGATAAAGAACCGCTACCAATAGAGGAAGTTCCAGAGGTTGACCCGGTGGACTCAGAGATAGAAGACCCTGAAGACTCTGATGAAACCGTTACTGAAGAGGAAGATGAGGAAGAGGTTGAAGAGACAACAGATGAGGATGGCGAAGAAGATTCCCCTACCCAAGAAGCTGATGTGTTTACTGCTGACGACTTAGATTTGGACGCTAAAGTCCGTGTTAAGATTGATGGTAAAGAATTGGATGTATCCTTTGCGGATCTCCTGAAAGGCTATCAAACTGACAGCTCACTTAGTAAAAAGGGTCGTGAACTAGGCGAGGCTAAGAAAGCACTTGAGGCAGAGCGTAATACTATGCTCGCTGAAGTGCAAGAACTTGGTCAAGCTTCCGCTGCTATTCTCATGGGAACTGAGCAGCACTTAGCTAAAGAATACCACGACATCGAGGCTGCAATTGATAAAGCCCGTGAAGCTGGTGATACCTATGAGGTTCAAGACCTCAAGGATAAACGAGAACAAGCCCAGAAGAAATACTGGAACGCTCGTAAACAACGTGAAGGTCTTCAAGAACAACTTAAAGAACAACAAGAAAAAGTCCAAGCTGAACTTTGGGATGAACAGATTGCTAACTTTAATGAAGTCATTGAAGAGATCGTCCCCGGATTTAATAACGAAGTTGCATTGGATATTCGTACCTTTGCCATCGAAGAAGGTATCCCTGAGGAGCTTGTTGATAGTATTACAAGCCCCCATGTTGTGAGACTCTTAAATGAATACCGTGTGTTAAAGCAAGGTGTTTCTAAGGGTCAAGCTAAGCGAAAAGCTGCCCCTACCAAAAAGGCAGTTCCCACAAAGAAAGGAAAGTCTCAAATTACTCAGAAACAGGATAAATCCAAAATGACGAAAGCAAGAGCTTTCCGTGAAGATGCATCCCCTGATGATCAAATGGCATTCCTAAGAGATTATGCAGCAAACTCTCTGAAACTTTAATTTAATTAAAAGGAATATATTATGGCTACAATTGGCGGTCGAGCGACCACTGGTCCTGCTGGAGGCGTTGCTTCTGGTACTTCTAACAGCAATGTTTCACAACGTGAAGATCTTGCTAACTTCATCTCTCTGATCACTCGTGACGAGACCCCTTTCATCTCCTCTATCGGTAAGAGCAAGGCTACTGCTATTTACCACGAGTGGCAAACCGACTCACTGGCTGCACCCGGCAACTCTAAGCTGGTTGACGGCGCTGACTTTGCTTCACCCGGTGCTTCTCAAACTGAAGGCGGCACTGGCTTCAACCCTGTTGGCCCTGAGCGTACCCGTCTGGGTAACTACACTCAGATCAACGGTAAGACTATTGCTGTCTCCGGCACTCGCCGTGCAGTAGATCAGGCTGGCGTTGCTGACGAGTATGCATACCAGCTGAAGAAGCGTGGTACCGAACTCCGCCGTGACGTTGAGCACGATCTGGTAAACG